CTGCGTTTAAGAGATCGTGGCCACGGCTTCGACAATCGAAAGCGCAGCATGTCAGGTTCAAGACTCGCCGTTTAACGAGTCTCTCAGTCCGCTAGGCTTGGCCTACGGACTGGATGCCTACGTCGGTAAACCAATGGTTACCATCGTAGGCTACGACAAACGTGAGAAACCTTCTCACTTGTCTGGACGTATTCGGGCACACTACCCGAAGCTCAGTCCTGATGTTTGCGATAAGATCGCAAGCAAAGGCAAATTGTCACTCAAGCGGGTGACAAATTGCGTGGAGGCGATCAAGGATAACTTGATCGCTTCGAGTCCGGAACAGATAAGATCTTTTCCGGACTCTCCAGAATATAAGAAACTTATACACTGGGCGTACTCGAAGGCTGCTCATAGCAGCGATCGGGTCACTAAAGAGTGGAAGCGTTTCGCTGCACTCATTAAGCACCGGGCGGTTCGGTCATTGACCGACCCTCCTGATTTGCCCCAGGACTTTCCTGGGTACGGATCCACGTGGACCGACGCCACGCAACTTCCGCCATTTTGGCGGAAGCTCGTCCCATGGTTGGAACCAATCATGAGACGGGGTTGTGTAACTAAGGTAGAAGCTACCAGAGTTCAGCACATATGCACCAGCAGGAATTTTCCTGCTGGTGGCAAGTCGACTAGGGAGGAGTCGTTGTACAAGCATACAACGACTCTGCACTCTTCCCATTCTGAGTCCGCGACGCGACGAGAAATTCTCGCGAGACTTTCTTACCTAATAGGTAAGCAGACTAAGAGGTTTTGTGACGAGGCTGGTTATACCAGCCTCGGGCACACGTCGTTAACTTCTAATGCTTCATTAGATAGTACGACTGACGAAGGCGGCAGGGCGGCCGAGGTCGGAATAAAATTCCGAGCTTGGCTCTCTTTCGTCCCGGACCAAGACACCTTAGAGGTGACTTGGTTCGGTAGGACCTACTGGCTATTAGCCGGTAGGCCCCGATGGCAGACCATGTGCAGGGATTCCCTGAACCATGATCTGCACCACGAGGCCGGCGAAAGCGACGACCGCGTGGACCTCGATTTTGAAAATTTCAAGCTCGAGGATCCCCTGTACGGATTGGACGACACAACAGGCTATCAGCTGTTGCAGTGGTCCATCGAAGAGGGCCTGAACCAAGGAATCTTGGAAGGCTCCCCGTACGTTAGGGAAAACGACACGCTTCGCGTGTCTGGCCGATACCCGTCAATACGAGCATCGGCTATCGGCGAACCCGGGGCAAAGTGCCGCGTGGTCACCGTGGCGGAGGACTGGCTGACAATGTTATTGCAGCCGTGGTCCCACCACGTGATAGGTGCATTAAGAATGCATCCATCGGCAACCTCTGGTCTTACCAGAGGTTGGCAACTCTTTGAGTGGGTGAAGCGGCAGGGAAATACCTGTGCTCCACCTAAAGGCGACCGCTACTACCTTAGTAGCGATCTTACTACAGCCACAGATTTCTGTGTGCATAGTTACAGTCAAGCGATGCTTGACGGCCTTCATCGTGGGTTGGAACGGGCCAGTGACCCGTATTTCAACCTATGTTCTCGGCTGCTTTGCAGCCCGAGAATTTACGAGAGCAACGGCGACGAAGAATTTCGTCGCAGGAATCGGATCACTGATCCGTCCTATTTTGACGTTGCAACCACCAGGGGCATCTTAATGGGTGACCCTGGTGCTAAGATCGTTCTCACTATGCACAACCTTTGTGCAGAGGCAGAAGCGTACCTTAGATACGTCTACAACTGTATAGACGTGGACGATGCTGAGTTTCTCAACATCATCCGGGAGAAGAATGGTTTCCCACCGTCCAAATGGCGGTGGTTTGCCTGTTCGGGCGATGACCACTTTGGTCAAGGCCCTCTCCGATACCTCCAGCGTATTACGCGGAACCACGATTTAAACGGAATGTCCGTTTCGTGGTCTCAGAACTTCTTAAGTTCCAATGGTGGTTTCTACTGTGAGGAGATGCTCCTCACGGTAGGCCTGCGTGATGGGAACATCTGGAAGAGGAACTGTCCTCTTCGAGATGTGCCATACGCAGATCAGCCTCACATCGATGCGATGAAAGTAAGGCTGCTTTCGCCATGTGCTAAGGAGCACGAGGGGAAAGATGAGCCAAACCCTGCCATTGGCAAGGCTCGCCAGATGCATGGCATGCTGGCCTGGCTCGGAGGAGGGTTCGAACTTTTAGTTCCCCTCTTCAGCAAACGCTGGGAGCAGCGGATGGAGGGTTTCCTTCCATCCGATCTTGCGTTCAGATACCTTCCAGTCTCACTGGGAGGTATCGAAGCTCCTGCCTTCCATCGGTCATCGACCGATCTGAAGGCCGCGTTCCGGGCTTTGCCCGAAACGATGTTATGGGCCATCAATTCAGTGATTGATGGAACCGCCACGCATATATTGCGACGGTGTGTTTCTAGCTTTGCTACAAACGCACGTGCACGCGGTATAAGCTCTGATGCCATCGAGGATGAGATCAGAGCAACCCTACTCAACGCGGATCTTACCCGCGGAGTAGGCGACGAGGACTTGTTTGACAAGTGTCTCGTCAAGGGTTGGCTCGATCCTACCGGGACCGAGAACCCTGCCCTCGTGTGGAGTAATCTCCGCTACAAGGACAAGCTCTCATACGCAAAGCGTATGGGGTTGCTGGACGTCCACGAAGCTATTAGCTTAATTGGGCGTCCGTACCTCTTCAGGGATCTCTTATTTCCCGAAGTTAGCCGCCGGCACGGAATAGATCCGTACCGTTCCAGTCAGTATGAAACCATACCCTGGGCAGCGAGGCAGGAAGCATACCACAAGAATCTCTTGTGGAATCTTCCAACCTCCGATGTGGTACTTACCACAACGGAGAAGGACAAACTGGTGGCCAAATTGGCCGCCTGGTGCGTCGAGGGAAAGTCCCTCAACATCCCGCAGGAAGTATATTTCTTCCCGCAAAGTACCGTAGTGCACAAGAAGCTTGCTACACTGCGGATCCCACTATAGTGGGGGGATGGTGTCACTCCGACTTATGAAGCCGTAGCCACGACGGGTGAACACATCCCATGTGTTTTCCTT